ATCCATAAGATTCACCTATGAATATTTAGTCCATATTTTGAAACTGATATTCAAGAACAAGTCTATAAAAATTATCTCTCATAGCAATTAAATCTTCCTGTTCTTCTGGATCTCCTCCAGGCCAATTTTTCACTGCCATAGATAGACCTTTATGAATCATTCGAATTCCACGAATGTTCATTTCTATACTATAATATTCGTCGTCTTCTTCGTACATTAGTTGAATCCTGCTTGGAACCTGTGCCATTCGATGGCATTTTTTATTTGGAAAGTTCTATTGGCAATCGTTTTAATAATTTCCTCCAAGAACTTAAGCATTACATCATAGTAACGAATCTTGAGGTCAATACTATTTAACTTATCATCAGCTTCCATATATCTCTGAAGGGATTCTTTATCTCTAACTTTGTATGGGAAAGGATCTTCTACATAAACTTCTGCTGGTGCTTTTCCGCTATAATAATTATATCTTTCTAATCGAACGCGATTGTATTTTTCTCTTGCTTTTTCTCGAAGAAGAGTAATTGTGTTATAAAGAGTATAATACTTTGAATGGAGTTGAGGTATCTTGAGTGACTCATCATGTAAATTATCAGGATCAATGACAGCATCGTTCTGCCACATCTCCTGAATTTTGTCAAGGTCCATCATAAGGGTGTTCTTCCGTCAGGTTTTAATATATTATACACAGTATACTTGAAAGTGACCTCAGCTGTAAAGTATGTCGTATCTGCTTCGGTGGCCTCAAATTCCAATGATGTTAAGAAAACTGGAAATAAATCTCTAAATTTTACAATAGCAGTATCCCGAAAGTTACTATTTAAAATATGCAAACTACCATCACTGAATGCTTCTTTGGGATCGGTGACTCCTCGATCATTAGTAATCAAATCCCTATAGTCTTGAGTGCTTTCTGGATACCCTAAACCAGTCAACCAATTATGTATTGACATATAATTCTCAAGATTTTCATCTACCAAAAATCTCAGTGTAAGATCTCCATATGTCAACTTATCACCGGGGACATCAACATCTTTTAGGTATGATGGTTGCACCGCTGTCCCTAAACTAATTTCTGGAATTCTAGCAGAATTGCAAAAGAAAGCTGCTTTGGGTTCTTTGGCTAAAGAAAATTTAAATCCAACAGGCGATAAAAAATTTCTATTCTCTATCTGATTGTCAAGTGCAGATGCCATTGTTTTTATTTGTATTTAGATAAAAAAAGGACCCCATAGTGGGGTCCTCGTATAACCTTTTGAATCCGATGGATCACATGAGGTTTTCAACGGTAACGCGACGATAGTAGCGGTTAGCGTTAGCGGTAAGAGCAGCGGTGGTACCGTCTGCTGCACCGGAGAGAGCGCCAGAGTTAGCGAAAGGATTAGCAACGACTCCATAACGGGTCTTAAATCCGATCTTAGGCTGGAAGGTGTTCTCACCAACGGCACGAACCATTTGGAGAGGAACATATGGGCAATAGAACAGACCTGCGTCATAAGGTGAAGTACCCTTATAACCAACGGTGTAGTACTGCTGACCGTTAGAACCGGAGAGAGCGTTGGAGGAATAAGGATCGATGTATACGCGATACTTACCTTGGAGGATACCAGCGAAGGTGTTGCCGGTGTCGTCAACGTTCAGGTTTGCATTGAGTGCAGGGGTGTAATCGAGTACACCAGCCATGGTCAGTGCGGAAGCAACGTCTGCGGAGCAGAGAATAACGTTGCCCTTCCCTCTACGAGTCTCTTGTGCGATTGCGTTAGCATCGCGCTCGATTTGGAAGATCAGACCCTTGAACTTCTCAACAGACCAACGACCATTGGAGTCAACGTCAAGGTCGAAGCGACCAGCGTTAGCAACGTTTGCTTGAGCACCAGGCTTAGCAACGGTGTAGATGGTGCGGATCATCTCGCGGTTGATCTCAGCAAGAATTTCAGTGCTGAGGATGTTTGCGAGTTCTGCTTCGGCATTCAGACCATGGATTGCCTTGAGGTCTTGTGCCAGTTCCAGGGAGTATTCTGCCTTCAGCGCACGGCTTCTTGCAGTAACGGTGACCTTCTCGATCGAGAATGCCATTTCGTTGAATGCACCCGAATCTCCACCAAGGTTCTCGGAATCACCAGTATGCATACCAGTGTTAACGTTGTAAGAACCACCAGTGTTGAGAACATCAGGGTTGCTTGCAGACATTGCTGCGGTTGTACCAATGCCAGTAGCGGTCAGACCGTTAGCAGCATTCTGACCAGAGAATCTGGTATCTGCTTCGTTGAAGAATGCTTCAGCACCATCCTGACTGGTATAGCGTGAGCGCATTGCGAAGATCAGACCAGTAGGACCAGTCATTGGTTGAACGCCAGCCAGGTCATAAGCGACCAGGTTAGGCATAGAGCGTCTGATCAAAGAGATCAGAACAGGGTCGAAACCAGCAACGGTTCCGCCGTCGGTAGCACTACCGCCGAATGCGCCAGAAGCGCCAGCAGCATTGCCAGAATTGGTGATAGGTGCCTCAGAGAGGAATTCTCTTTCCTCACGGAGTGCTTGTTCTTGGTTCTCCAGGAGCTGAGCGGTAACCATTCTACGATGATTATCCTTGATACCATCCATGCCATCGTGGTCAAGGATAGGTGCCCACTTCTCCTGCAGATGCTCTGAATTAGGCATTTGCATTTGAATTTTACCTCTTAAAAGTTTTAGTTTGATTTATAATTTAGAAATCACTTTTTAGCGACTCTGCTGAGAGTCTGAAGATACGATTCCATTAAACCAGATACTGGTCTTGAGACCTCAGTTTCTTCGGTGATTGACTCAGCTTCATCTCTTTGAGTACCGGCATTTGTTGGGAAATAAGATTCCTTAAGTGCTACCAGTTTCTCACGATAGTTCTCTTCACTATCAAACTCAACATTTTCGGCAAGAGAAGCGAGTTTATCCTTCTGTGAAAGTGCAAGACCTTCGCAGACATCGGAGAAGATTGCGTCAGCAACCGACTCAGCTAATCTTTTGTTGAGAGCAATATTCTTATTAATTTGCTCGTTGAGTTTATCTTCCATCTCATCAAGTTTTTCTACCATATTATTGAGTACATCATACTTCTCTTCAGGGATAGTTACATAATGATCTTCAAAAAGACTCTTCATTCCGGTGAGGAATGATTCGGTCATTTCGGTCTTAAGACCTGCTTCAACTGCGAGTTGATTTTCTGCCAACCATTCATCGGCTACATACTCAAGGTATGCATCAACTCTGTCGGTCAGTTCCTCCTTAATGGTAGCAACTTCCTCGACGATGGATGCTTCATACTGCTTCTGAACCTCTTCTTTCATCTCGGCAACTTTTGCCTTGATTGCGGTTTCAAAAATTGTACGTGCTTTTTCTTGGAATTCTTCCGAAAGCTCTTCACCAGCAATCAGAGCATTGATATCTTCTTCGATATCATACTCTTCTTCAGTGGTGTCTTCTGCTACTACCTCTTCTTCGGTTGTCTCTTCTTCAGAAACAACTTCTTCTTCGGTAGTTTCCTCTTCGGCAACTACTTCTCCTTCTACTTCCTCCTCTTCCTTTGCCATTTTAGGCATAGGATCAGCAGGTTTCGCACCTTTCTTTACAACGTCACTGACGGTTGCAAGTGAAGGTTCTTTGAGTTTTGCCGAATCATCATCGGGCTTATAATTTTCTGGAGTAGGACCTCCGAGATCCTCCACAGAACCTAATTGGGTTCCGGGATCTGCCATTTTAGGCATAGGATCAGCGGACTTAGCTCCTTTGGTTACTACGTTTTCCATTTCTTGTAAATTGCTACCAACGGACATTTGATATGAATTAAATTAATTAATTACATATATTTATTTATAAATTAAAGATTTGATAAGAAATCATTGAATAAGTTCAACTTATGCTCTTCCAATCTTCTTTGATCTACGAGAGTATTAATTCTCTTCTGAGTTTTTTCAGCAAGTTGTTCACGAAGGATTCCACCTTCCCAAACCCACTCTTTTCCTTCCATAATTCCTTGGACAAATGCATCAGGTGCGGAAGGATCAGCAACGATATCAGCAGCAGTTGCTAACATGAAATCTTCGCCAACCACCTTGACGCCATTACGATCTTGTCTCAATGAACCGATGCCACGAGAAGAAACACCAAGCATTACACCTTCATCAAGAAGTGAAGATGCAATCTTACCCATAGGAGTATTAAGAATCTGTGCTTTACCTTTAAAATTACTTCCTTCTTGAGTAAGAGAAGTAATTTTATGAGAAACACGATCAAGATTTACGGTAGGTCCATCTGGATGGCCAAGTTCGCCAAGAGCACGTCCCTTATTCACAAAAGTTTCATTATATCTCTTTACTTCACGAGAAAGTGTCTCCATAGGATACATTCTTCCATTGCGATTCTTGAGATCGCCTTGGAGAAATACTCCTTCGATATATAATTTTTTGCCAGATCCTTTACCTTCGGTAATGATCTGTACGTTTGAAATTTCTTCTGTGATAAGTTTCATTTTTCTTAGTTTGTATATGCTACTTTACCTGCGTAAACAGTTCCTGCTGCTTGTGCTGGAGTACATGCCACAGTTGCGGCATATTCTTTTTCAATTGTAATTCTCTCATTAGGTCCAATGTAAAATACAATTGGGTCAGATCCTGCCAAAGTAATTGCTACTGCGGCATTGCTGGTGTTTACTGCAGAAAATACAGATGCATTATCTAAAGCACTTGGAGTGATGCTAACATCAATCGCATCTGATAATGGTTTTACCGTCATTCTTCTGTTTCCTCTACTTCTGGTTCATTAAACATGACATTAGCAACAGGATCTCTCAGTTTTTCAACTCTCTCTGATGCTTTTGCGAATAAAATATCTTTAATTTTATCCGAAACATCAGATGCTTTCGAATCTGTCGCAATCAAATCGATAATTTCGTCCATGAATTTTCAATATGTAATAATTTTATTTATATGATACCGCCTTTGGGTTCTTTTACTTCTGTGGAAGATCCATCAATTTCTGGCTCCATTGGAACATCGCCCATCATACCCATATCTCCACCATCATCTGGCAAAGGTTCTCCAGTAATCGGATCTACTGAATTTGGATCTGGAATAATTCCATCAGCAATCTCTTGTTCGATCTGTTCATCCATTTCAATCATCTCACTATCTGTTTGGCGAAGAACTTTTCTGCGAACCCATTCCGTAGAATAATATTTTCCAATATATGGTTCGATAGTTGCAAGAACGCCAAGACGCTCATTCAACATTTCAGTTTCTTTAAGTTCGGCAAACTGATTATCGTATAAGAAATCGTACTGAATATGATCCTGAATTTCTTCCCAATCATCAGGAGAAATGACATTTTTAAGAATAAGTTGAGTCTTTAGCATATCATTGAACATCTGAGCAAATCTCTTTCTCAGACGACCAACAAACTTGGCAAACTTAAGTTCGTCTCTTAGAATCTCAGAAGAACGACCGAGATTGAAACCACCATCAGCAGCAATTCTTGACTCGGGAACACCAAGTGCTCTATAAAGTTTCTTTTGGAAATACTCAATATCAGAAAGTTCTCCAAGATTTTGTCCACCAGGAAGAGTAGTAATCTCAGTTCCGCGACCACCTTCTCTTCTAGGAAGCCAAAAATCTTCCATCATACTCATAAATTTACGGTCATCACGAACTTCGCCAGTTTGTGCGTTATAAGTCAATTTATTACGATAGCGATTCATAACCTCACGAAGGTATTGTTCGGCCTTCACCTTGGGAAGATTGCCGACATCAATGTAAAAAATTCTACGTTCTGGTGCTCTCGATAAACGATAGATGACCAAAGAATCTTCGATCATTCTCAATTGATTGAGTGCTTTAATTGCCTTATGAAGATATGAAAGAACTGATCCCTTATTTCTATCTACGAGTCCAGAACTACAATATGCAATAGAATCTTTTGCAATTTTTACTGCAGATTTTTGTTGTGATCCTGCAGTGACAGGATAGTTCTGTGAGGGTGTATAAAGGAAATACTCATCAATCTCAATATTAGCAACAGTTTCTGTCGCATTTCTCAAATTTACATTAACACCGTTTCTAATATTATTTGGATTCTTTCTCTCTTGTCTAACATACTTAATCCTCAATGGATCAATATATCTAAGTTCCTTAATTCCTTCTTCTGGTTTTTTGAGATCAATTACTTTCATGTAATATAATCTTCCGTCTACATACCAGTTTCTAAAAATTTCGTGTGCCTTTTTATCAAAGTTTAAGATCTCTTTGATAGTTTTAAATTCTTCTCTTATACTTTTTTTGAGTCTATCACTTGCATTGAGATTTGATAATTCAATCTCTACGGGAGAATCATACAAATCACTGACAATAGCTTCATTGACAACATCTTCGATTGCTCCATCACATTCTGGATGCAAAGACATTTCACGATATCTTTTAATAAGATCGTGTTCTGTACGATATACGCCTTCAATATCTACATATTGTCCATAAAAACCACTGCTAATATAGTTATCAACCCCGTCCTCATTGGTTTGAGGAACGGGGGAGACTACCGAAGGCGGTTGTTTATCGTTGTCGTCAATAGAAAAACCAAATAGTCTTGCCATTATAATTTTATCCGAACTGTTATTCTACTATTTATTGAATATCTTCACCGCCAGCTATAGATGCTGAACCTTTGAATGCTTCCCAATAATGGACTTGCATTTCAACAGTGAACTCTTCAATTGTATCAGTAGTATCATAACTCAGATCAATTGTTGACATATTTGTTGGGAAAATATCCCAGAACTTATATGTCCTCAAAGTTTCGCCACTACGATCCAATTGTCTCACAATTGCATCTTTCTGATAGAGTGATGGATCAGTTACTCCTGTTCCATCATTCATTTTATTCATATAATTCATCCACTTTTCAAAAGCAGAACGAATTTCGAAAGTTGCATCGTTGATGACGGTAATTGTCCATGTTTCAAATGTACGATCACCGGCAATCTTTAAGATTCTTCCTCTAAAAGGAATATCGATTGGATTGATAATCGATCCTGGAAGAGCAGCTGCTTTCACCAAGAATCTTGCATTCTCAATAACTTCACCAGAGATTGAAATCGCATCAGGAAAAGCTAATTGAACTTCAAATAGATTTGGCCTTGCTCCACCACCAGTTAACTTACTTTTAAAGTCGTTAATAGTTCTGAGTGGTGGGTTATTTTGTTGATTACGTGATGGCATGATTGTTAAACCTCTTTAATTAAACGTTACCGATTACTTCTTCAAATGCAACACCTGTTCTGGTTGCCACGAAGGTCAGACCGATAAAGTTGATTGACCTTGCCGGTTTGATAAAGATGTCAGCAACAAATTCATTGTTGTCGATTACCGCTCCAGTGTTATTTGTTTCATCACAAATAACAACATAATCAAAAATACCTCTCTTAGACTGTACATCGCGGAGGAATGGTTCAACAATATTCACGAAATTAGTTCTCGTGATTTCATCATTAAATTCGAACAGTTGATCATTAGCCGCTGCAGAAATTGCATCTTCGAGATAGATGAACAGACGACGAACATTGATCCTATCAAATGCAGATGCTTTAGTAAGACCAGTCTTATCTCCAAATAGAATAATTCCAGCACCAGGAGATTGGATAACGGGATTGATTCTATTTGAATATAACTGATCTCTTTGAGATTTGTCTGGATTGTATGCAAGTTTTACCGCATTTAAAATTGCACCTCTAGAATTTCCTGCTGGTGAGAACCAAGGGAAATTATTAGCATCATTTCTAGCACAAAGACCTGCAATGTCACCATTCAGTGGAACATAACGGAAAGTATTTGCAAATCTGTCATACATGTACTTATACCCACTATCAAATACTGCGTATGATGAAGATGTAAGTGCTCCATAGAATTCTATAACATTCTTGGTGATATCTTTATCACTCTTCACTGATGCTGTTGCAGATCCCAAATTATCTACAAATGCTCCTCTATGTGGAGAGATGAATGCGAGTGCATCTTGTCTTGCTGCCGCAACTGCAATGCACTTCTGTGCAATTGCCTGAGATTCTGTTTTACCAAGACTACAACCACCGCCCATGAGAATAAAGTCTACATCATATTTTTCTTTATTCATGAACAGATCATATGCACCGATCAACTCAGCACGAGTTGCAGCACTAGAATAATTAACTCCTCCACTCAGAAGAGAATTAAATGCCCCAAGACCTTCGAAAATTACTCCTTCAGCATCAGAACTCCAAGTACCAGTAGCTTTTGCAAATCCATTCAAAGATGTGAATCCGGTTTCTACTGTAGTTCCTGGAACTTTACCTCCAAAAATATGCTGAGAATTATTCTTCAGATACTTTCTCCAATAAGATGGAGTGCCGACAGAGAATTCTGCATCTTTTGCTTTTGAGAGTCCCTGATGAACCTCTAAGATTGTTCCGGCATTTCCGGTAATTTTGCCAGTACTATCAATAACGGCAATGTGAACTTCATCATGCCTACCACCACGAGATGCAACATATTCTGTAGTACTTGGTCTAGGAGCAATAGTGCTCCACATGACAGTTTTATCGGTAGAAATTCCATTCAGAACTTCTGTACCAATAACTAATTTTTGTTCTGTAAACCAGTCTGATGCTGTTGCCGCATCTGTTGTTCCGCGAAGAGTGCCAGTGTTATCATAGATATCAACAGTACCAGAATCCGCAAATCTATAGGTTCCTCTTTCACTATATTCAACCGTTGTTAAAGTTGACCCTGCAGAAACGTGCGAGAATACCTTAACACCAATTTGACCTTCGCCAATTTCAGTAACAATACCCCTCAATGTTCCATCAAGTGTTACTAGATTACCATTTTCATCTGCGACTTGGCTTGTAATTGGTTGAGAAACACCGTCTCCTATTTGAATTGCTGGTCCTCCAGCAACATATGTTCCAATTTCAGCTGCCACCAGGTCTTCCGCACCATTTGTTGTGAGGAAAGTATTGTCACCAACGGTTCCAAAACCAATGGTTACTTTCTTAGTAGAATCATTTACTGCAAGAACAGAAACACCAGCACCAACCCCTACTTCAGGAATTGGTTTTACAATTTGACCAGTTTGAATTCCAGCAGTAGTAAGTACTTCTAAAACGTTTGTAGAAACACCAACAGTTGCTATACCAGTAAATACGGCATTAAATGTACTGGTTCCTGTGGTAGTAATGCCGGAAAGAATCTGATCTGCCTTACCATCAATAAAAGCAACTCTGAGTCCGTTTCCATAATCTCCAGGTTGTCTTGCAACTACCTTTGCTTCGAAAGTGTTATCATCATATCCTAATTGCTCATAATGCTCAACACTATTGATTAAAGCAGTTGAAATACCAGCATTGACCAGAGCAGTGCTAGCAACTCTTACTACTCTTAGTGACCCTCCATAGGAAAGGAAAGAAGAAGCAGTTAACCAATACTCGTATAAGTTGTTATCTGTACTTGGTTTCCCAAAAACGTCGATGAGCTCTTGTTCACTGGTGATTAAAGTGGGAAGATTTACTGGTCCTTTAGAAAATGGTCCAACAATAGCTCCTATGCCAGGAGATGATGGATCAATTCTTCCAACAGTAAGATCAACTTCGCGTACTTTAATACCAGGAGATGCTAAATTTACTGGCATCTTGTTTCCCCTCGCAATCCAAATTTACCTGAAATTATTTAGGAAAAGGGGTACTTTCAGTGGGGAAATGATGCATGAACAATACTACCAGTCAGGATATTCCCATTTGTCAAAAA